CCTTGGTCATCTTGCTGTTCAATTAATTCAGCCATGTGTTTTCCTGTCGTAAAGATTGTAGGATGTTTTTAAAATAACTCGGTGGTAACGATCACCACTTATGAGCCATGTTCGGCATTTTGTCTCTTCTCCTGTTTCAGCTTCTCAGCTCTAACCCTAGTCCATCGGTCATAAGCACCGACATGTAGCCCACTGTAGGGTTCTAGATAGATCCCAGTGGGGGAGATGATACGAGTTGCCATCTCGTCACACTCACGGCACTGAGAAACTTTTATCGTCTCATCGACGAGTTGCTCAGTAACATGATCTTTTGCACACCTAAACTCATATAAGCGTCTAGGCATTGTCTGTTTTCTCTTCTTGAAGCTGTTCGTATACTTCGGAACTAGCGTCTCTAAGGTTCTTGAGCCAGTTAAGAATACTTAGCTCACCTTTTCTAAACTGCAGTTGTTGTTCCGTGTCTACACCAGCTAAGGTGTCTGTTGAGTCCATCATGATTTGTACATCTTCAACTAAATCCACCCATCCTCGGGTAGCCATCATTGAAAACCTATTTTCATAATAGTCTTGTAGTTCTTTTTGCATTTCTTTGTCCTTTGTCAAGGGAGAACTGTGATATGTTGTAAATATACCACAGTTTTGTCATTTTGTCAAGGACTTTTTTTGTAATTAAACTATTTTCTCTTGCCTACGTTGTAGTTGAGCCATTGCAATGCGTTCATTTGAAACAATGTCTTTCTCTTTAATTGCTAATTCAGCAATCTTGGCACGTTGATTAAACGCTGCTTCAGTGTTATCTTTAGGCAAATTAGAGGAAACAGCTTGGATATACTTAGTTTTAGCTTCTGCAGGCAATAATTGAGTTTCAACAGTAGTTTGCTGTGCATCTGCTCCAGCTTTTTGAGCTTGGGACTGATAGTAAGCGATTTGAGCCTGAATAAGACCACTTTGTAGCTGTTCTTGCTGCATAGCACGCTGTTGAGCCTGTGGATCTGGCTGTGACATCTTCTGTAGCTGTCCAATAATGTCTTCACGGTTAGAAAGTGAACTAGCTTGGATGATTCCTTGTAGCAATACAGGGGTAATGGGGCTATTAGGTCCAAGAGTCTGCATTAAACCAACCATTTGCTGCTGTTCGTACTCTCGTGCAACCATTCCCATGGTCGATACAGGCATGAATTTGAAGTCTTTAACTGGATAACGCTCAGGATCAAACTGCATAAATCTCCATGCAGCACGTTCAATGAATGGAATTAGGAAGTCTTCTTGGAAGTTAATCAGAGCACGTTTGTTTTTCTTCATCAAACCGCTTAGAGCCATCGATAAACCAGCTCCAGAAGCCTCGCCACCAGCTACAGAGTTAGGCATTGAGGAACTATCTAGCGTTCCTGTAGCAGCTAAAAGCATCTGTTGGAAGGTTGTAGCAGTTGTCATGTTACCTGAATCAGTAACACCAAACTTAAACGGCATCATAATCTCTGAAGGATTACCGTTAACTAAGAAGTTCTTTCCTGGACGTACTTCATACTTAGCACCACGAGGTAGACGAGTTGCATCCATAGCCATCATTGGAGCAGTAGTCAAAGCTAAAGAATCTAAATGACTACGCATCTGTGCATCAAGGGCTTTTTGCATGTTGTAGCCCTTCTCAATGGTTCCACGACCCCAGAAGCGTCCTGGCATAGAGTCAGCCTGATACGCAACTACAGGGCGATCTTTCATCATGTAAGGCGACTCTTCTGCTTTGAGCAGATACTGGTTATCAGCAATAACAATTACAGCTTCAACCATGTCTGAGTATTCGTCAGCAGCACTATCTTCAGGGAAGAGTTCCATTGCTGGATCTTCTGTTTCTTCTAAGCCATTTAACATAGCACGAGGAACTAAACCATAGTAGCGAATGACAGGAACCTTATCAGAACGAGAAATAACTTGTTCTTGTGTTTCCTCTAACTTAGTAGAACGATAGCTAGGAACTACATCAACCTTACGATAGATACCTTTTTCGATACCTTGAATGATGGTGTAGTAAGACATGTACTCTTCAATAGCAACTCCGAGAGAGTCATCTACTGTAGCAGCATTAGGATCAATGAGGAAGTTACGTGGGTTGATAGCATTCAAGCCAACCATAAACTGCTTCTTCTCCATTGTCCCAATAGCGGCAACTGTGGTGGAACCTGGAATTGGTTGTGTAGCTGGAGCTAGAATAGATTCTTCTTCAATTACAATCTCACCGATACCTGTACCATACATTTCTCCTAAGAGGATAATGTCATCCACAGCTTTTTTAATTCTTGACCTACGGAAATCTTCGTGCATCTGACGACGTACTAACTGGATGTCAGATTTGTCTTGGTCGTTGATGTCATCTTCGATATCAAACCACTCACCACGACCAAAGATAGCTTCAGAGATCTCAGCTTGCTTTGATTCCACTGCTTGAGCAATGGCTGGAGTAATTAACTGTGACCGCTCTGAGTCACGAGTCTTATCTTGTGGATCCCAGATACCACGGAAGAGACGCTCATACTCTTGCCAGTAGAGAACATAGTTTACGTCTCTATGGTTTCTCCACTCATCGCAATGCTCAAGAACAAAGGTAACTACTTCTTTGTCAGCATCGGTTTCGGTTACAAATTCATTCTTATCGATGTTTTCGTCGATTAACGGATCACTCATGTATTAGTCTTCCAGTGTTGATTTGAAGGGGTCTTTATAATCCAGAATAGGATTGTCTTCCGAAGTTGTATCTTCCTCGACTAGAGGACGCTCTAAAATTTCTTGTTCGTCACAGGTACGAATAGGTGAGCAAGTAATATCCCACATAGTGCAGTAACCTACTGGGTGTGACTCGATGTCAGCCCAAGCAGGTGTTAGCGGTAGTGCTGAAGCTTTGAGATCGTTTGCAGGACCGTTTTCGATACAACTTCTAATGTTGGGGTTATCAAAATAATATTCGCAATTGTTACACAAACGACCACTAGCATCACCCTCCGATACACCCCAAAGAACTGCTTTCTGAGTCCAAAAATCATTGCTTCTTTCAAGAGGGTTAGCAGGTCCTAGATTAGCATCTTCGATTGCTGTAAGGTGATTCTTAATATTAAGTGCATTGCTTTGTAGTGCAATAGGACAGCCGTCTAAATTAGTATCCACTTATCATATCCAAAGGTTGATATTCATCAGAATCATCTTCATCAAAATATGTAGTTAAAGCCATCTGGTCAACATAAGCTAGAGCATCAACCAAGTCATCATGAACGTTTGCTGTTGGGAACTGCATCAGTTGATCCTTGAACTCAGTAAAGTCTTCGTCTTCATTCAACGTAATCTTTCCGTGTTCAAAGCGTCCCTGCAAAGCCCAAGCAATACGATCAGTCTTTTTCTTATTTCCGTGTGTTAAGTCTTGTACATGGAAGTAAGTGTTGTATTTACGCATCAAATCATTAAGGTAAGGATGCACAGCGTTTTTAAGTGCTCCTCGTTCGATACCAACTGAAACTGGTTTATATTCAGCCACAGTCCTAAGAATCTTTGCTGCAGTTTCTTTAATGTCCCACCGTCCGTGTTCAATCTTCTCAACAAACCATTCTCCTTGGTCTGTGATCTTGACGATGGCGATGGCTGTTTCATCTAAGCGTTTCTTTGAAGAACCTGCATTCTTTGCGACATCCTCAAAACCCGCCAAATCGATTGCAACGATATAGTCGCCTTGAGTCGGTGTAGAACCTTCTTTGACCCATTCTTGTTTAAAGATCTCTTGACCCGCATTATCAAACGAAGCCTCGTACTCCTGTTTAAAAGCAAAAGTAGACAAAGTTTTCTTTGCCTTATCAACCTCAGTCGGGTCGATTGTTTCGTTATCCTTGGTTGTGAAGTGCCACGATTTCCACTCTTCATCAGTTTCTTCAAACCCTAGCTTGTACATCTCATAGAACCAGTTACGTCCTGACGGAGTAGAGATGAACATAGCGTCACCTTTACAGTCAGACAAAGAAGCTCGGATAATCTTTTCCCAAGTATCTTCTTTCATAAACGCACACTCGTCGAGCACTGCATAATACAAACTCAAACCACGAAGCGTATCAGGATTATCTGCTCCCCTGATATGAATCTTACGTCCGTTAATTAAAGTGATGTCCATATTGTTAATATGAGCAGCTTTAATAACAGGTCTACCAAGCTCTAAGAGGCTGTCCCAGATGATCTGACGAGACTGCCCTAGGGTAGGGGACACATACAACACTGCAGAGCCTTCAGGAGCCTCTAGAGCCTTTATGATGAGCATCATAGTAGCCAGCCTAGATTTACCACAACGACGACCTGCAGCGATTACTTTAAAGCGAGTAATATCGGTAAAGACTTGTTGTTGCCAATTCAATAACTTAAAATCAAGATTCATCGACAGTACCCATCTCTATCACATCTGCCTCTACAGATGGAGACGTTAACCCCGTGATGTTAATACTAATCTGTGGGGTTGTACCGTTACCAGCTTTAGGGTCAAATGCCGACATAGGTAAAACCCTATCGACACACATCTTAAGAGCTGCAATCTGATCCTTATCATTAGGATCTAAAGCTTTCTCTATTAATGTCCTGATTATCTTATCACCAGCAGTGCCTAGCAATCTAGCTTTAAATTCAGCAATCCTTGCAGCATCTCCTGCAGGTCTACCGACAGCTCCACGACTACCTTTTTTCTTTGCGGTGATTTGAGACTTCTTAGGTCTGCCCTTTTGTCCTTTAACCGACAC